CCAAAGCCAATTCAACTTCTTCATTAAATTTTGCTTCGCTATCAATAAGGCTGCGAAGTTCAGCCTTTTGTGAATCAGTTAATGATTCAACTTTCGCCAATTCGTCTATCTTTGTACGAACGGCAGCGCGTTCCTCACGCAGTTGCTTACTTGTTTTCATTTCTATTTAATTTTAATTTTAAAATGTATTCTTGAGTTGTTTCTATTTGTTTTTTTGGCCTTTCGTGTTCAAAGTTTCTTGCCTCTACACTTGTACTTCCATAAGCAGGAAAAGTAACAGGTGAAACGTCTTGTAGTTTGCTTATCTTCATGATAGTTCTTCTATCGTATGTTCTGCCATCTGCATCAACTAATTCCTCCCACACTGCATTTTCAACATAAAACCCAAATGAACTTTTGGAAACATAACCTAACTTAATGTCCTCAGCTACCTTTTCTGCACATTCATTCAATGCTTTAAATTCATATTTCAATCCAACTTCATCAATAGTTAGATTTAGTCCTGTTTCAGTATTCCCATTCGTGCGACTTAACAACATATTCATATCATGATTGAATAATGCTGCAACATCAGTCATATCGCATCCCTCAAATGCTCTTTCATTGATTACTTCCTCATACCAACCCATGTCAGCAGGTTGATTGAACATAGCCGCATAACCTGAGATTGTCATTGGCATTTTCTCCATTTCTTCGCCTTCACCTTCTGACCTAATCTCTACCTTATGGCTTAATATTCTTCTTTCTAATTCCATTTAATTATCTCCTATTGGTTGTTTATCTGTTGCCTTAGAATCGTTCAAACTTTTGCCCGCCCAAAATGCTGATGCTTCTGTTGATGGAATCATGTTAACAGGAATCATATAATGGTTACCTGCTTCACCTATTGTATTTTCACCCATAAACCTCAAAGCATCATTTGCATTGTATGCACCTATCATATACATTCTCGTTACAAATTGACTCATTGCGGCACTATCACCACGCATCAACATATTAGCACTAAACTTTGCGTCTAATGTTTCCATTTCATTTGTTTTAAATAACTTGCGCTCAATCTCTTGTTCAAATCTGATTATCCAAGGCATTAAACAATCTGTTACATACTCGATATTTAACTGCTCTAAGTTACTTGAACTTGTTGACCCTGCTTGAAGTTTTGAAAGTGGCATTCTGAACCAGCGTGCAATATCTGCTACATTAAATTCCTGCGACTCGATGAATTGCGCTTCATTTGGTGTTACTGAAATTTTAGTGAACTTTGCACCATTGGCCAATAATCCAACGCCTGCCGCTGTTCCTGTTCCTTTTATTGAACTTATAAACTTTTCTTTGATTGATTTGGCTGCATTTTCATCAGGTACATTGCCCGGTACTTCAATCGTTCCGGTCATAGTCGCGCCATTGCCAAAGAATCCACTTGCATAAGATTGAGTAGCTAATGACTTACCTATACTTTCCGCTGCATAACCAACTACTGACTTGCCTATGTAGCCATCACCCATTCCTTTAATATGAAATATGTCATCTTGAGTGAACGTGCCACGAACTCCTGTATTCACATCTTGAATTATGTAGTATAGTTTACCGTTGTATATCTGAGGTGTCACATATCGAGAATCTAATACATACAATGCAATTGGCTTCGCATTGGCATCTCTATCAATATAAGCATATCCATTGCCATCAATTAGAGCATATTCGATTAATGTCTGCCTGAATGTGAATGGTGTTGATACATCACTTGGATACTTGTTAATTAAGTATGATGCAACATTTGCGACTTTAGTTTTATTGCCATTTTCATCAACTTGGTAAACGAAAAATGGCAGCTTAGAAATATCTTCTGAGATGTTCCTAACGCTGCCGTAAAATGCTGATAAATTTAATGAAGTAGTTTGATTTACAGTCTTCCCGCTTGAATTTTCGCCAAAATTAAACCAATTCGGTATAATTGACGATTGAAACATACCTCCGCTGACCTTTAAATCAGGTAGTTTAGCACGTTTTTCAAGGCCTAAAAGCTGCATTAATGTTGCCATATTCGACAACAAAGGTTAACAGATGCCTTAATTAATAGCCTAACAAAGTAAAATTAGGCTTATTTTGTTAGTTTTTAATCCCGATTTTCACTATAAAATTGACTTTTAGCAAACCTAAACGAGCCGTAACTGCTGAATTTATTACGGCCGTATCTATCTTTTACTTCAATTTCTAAAAGTTCATAGATTTGATAATGAGTTTTGTCTTTGTGTTCCTTGAGTAGTTCAATAAATCTTGCAAAATACCTTGATGTTGTTATCATAATTTAATTTTTAATAAGCATAATTAATACTTGTTGGCTGCATTTCGCTATTGAGTAATCCACCCAATGCCATGACCAAAGATACAGGACCATCTACTTTTTCGCTTGACTTAGATTTGTCAATCTTTATATTATCAGCAGGGTCACGACTTATCATTATATTACTTACCTGCCATCTCATACAAGCGTTTCCATTGTGTTTGAGTTCTTCATTTATTAATAGTTCTTCAAGTTTCTTTGTAGGAAAATCCATATCTTTATAACCCTGCCCAAAGCCCATGCACTCCACTCCAACTGATTCTAATTTACTGACAATTGTTTCACTTTGCCACCTATCAAAAACAATCATTTTTAACTTAAACTTTTGGCTAATTTCCTGCAACTTCATTATTATCATCTCTTCATCTCTTGACCTCGTATGGAATTGTAATACATCGCCATTCCTTACCCATTCAGGAAAGTCTATTGAGTCTAATTCATACTTTTTATTTTTAGTTTCCTCTGGTATAAAGAAGTAATTCAATGTTCTAATCTTGTTATCTTCACACCTGAATACAACTGAAATAGAATTTGTATCACCAACACTTGCAAGGTCACACCCTGCCACACATTCTAATCCTCTCAAGTCATCTTCATTATAATCTTCTTTTGCTGAAATCCATAGTTCATCACTTATCCATCTTGTAATACTTCCTGTCCACTTGTTCATGTGTAACCTTTGAAAAGAGTTCATAAAACTTGGCATTTGAACAGCCTTTTCAAATTGTTTTTGAAGTTCGTCCGGCTGAAAACTTATTCCTAAATTTGGATTAGCTTTTATCCAACAACTTGAATCTTTCCAATCGTCATTGTCATCAATTGAATATACAACCCCGAACCACGCATCATTTTTTAGAGTCCCTTCTAAAATCTTCTTTGTGTATTCGTGGTGCTTGTAACAGATTGTATTCTTATTACTTCCTGCTGTGGTAATCTCGACTATTAAAGGCTGTTTCCTTGCTCCCTTTGCAGTATCTAACAACTCAATAATCTCCGCTGTCTTATGTGCATGAATCTCGTCAATAGCTGCAAAGTGAACATTAAGGCCGTCTAATGTTTTAGAGTCACTTGCTAATGGTTTGAATGAGCCTGAATTTGATTTACAAACAATGGAATCCCTAAACACATTTAACTTTTCACTTAATACTTTATTTCCTCGAACCATTCGGCCGCACTCTTCAAAGATTATTCTTGCTTGATCTGATTTAGTTGCAGCCGAATAAACTTGAGGTGCTGATTCTTTGTCTATAAGCAAAGCACCTAAAGCCATGCCGCTGACTAATGTACTCTTGCCATTCTTGCGGGCAATTTCAATATAGACGTTTCTAAATCTTCGCCTATTTTCTTTTTGCCATCCATAAATTGACATGATAAGGAATGTTTGCCAATCTTCTAAAACAAATCTTTCGCCCGCCTTTTCTCCGATTGATAGTTTTAACACGTTAAAGAACTTACACCACCTTTCGCCTTCATCAATATCAAAAACTAAATCCTTTCTTTTCAGGTCTTTTAGGTGGCGTTTGACCGCAAGTTGTTGCCATTTACCCGCTATCCATTCGCCTGACTCAACAGCCTTAATATAATTATTGAATTTATCTTTAAAGTTTATTTCCATTTTTGGCAATTCTTATTAAGCCGAAACCCGCTTTTTGTCTTTTCAAACTATTGATTTTAGGTGAAACATTGTTTTTTATTTTGGCAATATGTTTCACGACATTAACATTTCTAATTCGTCCTTTTCATTCTCGATTTTTGGTGCTGAAATCTTTGACCGGCTGACTGGTGTTAATCCGAATTCCCTACATAACATTGTATATTGCTTAGAAGCGTTGTCCCTTACTCTAATCATGGGGTTTGCTTCTTTTCGCTGTCCGATTACTTGACCATTCTTATCAAAAATATCTACAAATATCTGTAAACCTTCGGCCTTAATTAGGTCATCAGCTTCC